TATGCGTTACGCAGAGAAATTAAAACACTTAAAGAAGATTTACGTGATGAAGCTAAACCAACAATAGTAGAACACACTATAGAAACAGTAAAAGCTCCAGAAGTTTCAAAAACATCTTTAAGAGAAACAATTATGGGTAATACACCTATAAAACAACGCTCTAAGCAAAATTTTGTAGCAGATGGTATGTTAAATGATTTATTAAACGAAACAGCCGCAGGTAGCACAAATACACAAACAGCCCAAGCTCCTGTAAATTTAGCCCAACCTTTTGCAACTGGAGCTCCCTTACCCATGGACACAGCGGGAATGCCGGATTCAGTAGCAAATGCAGTAACAAGAGATTATAGTAGTTTAATGAAAGCAATTAATAAGAAAAAAAAAGTATAATAAATGCCAGTTAATAATTCTGATATAAGTATAAATCCATTAGATCTCAATAAAAATGTTGCGATAGGGGTGGTTTTTCCTTTAATGGATAATGGAATTTTTCAGCAATCTTTTACTTTAAAAGAACAAGTAAAAACTAACATACTAAATGTATTATTAACTCAACAGGGAGAAAGAATCAATCAACCAGATTTTGGAGCGGGTCTTAAAAATGTGTTATTTGAAAATGACATTGATCAGGAAGAAATAGCTAGTAGAATTAATGAACAACTACAAACTTATGTACCCGAAGTAAATATAGATAATGTTTTGGTAGATACGGATGTAGACAGACATTTAATATTTATTACATTAGTGTATAGTTTTATATTGGACAATACTCAAGATTCAATTCAGATAAACATAAATCAATCATCCCCGGGAATGAACGGATAAATAATATATAATGGCTTATAGTAAAGTATCAAATAAAACACAAGATAAAGACGTAAAATATTTAAGTAAAGATTTTAATTCGTTTAAAGACCAATTAATAGAATTTGCTCAAATATATTATCCTAATACTTATAATGATTTTAGTGAAGGGTCTCCCGGATTAATGTTTATGGAAATGGTGTCGTATGTGGGAGATGTTTTGTCTTTTTACACAGACACTCAATTAAGAGAATCTTTTTTAAGTTTAGCCCAAGAACAAGAAAATTTATATAATTTAGCTTATGCAATGGGTTATAAACCTAAAACAACTACAGCTGCAACAACGGATTTAGATGTGTTTCAATTAGTTCCATCAAAAGTAGTAAATAATGCTTATATACCTGATTACAATTATGCTTTAAAAATAAATGAAAATTCAACTTTTAGATCAACAGATGGAACTATATTTTATACGTCAAATGATACAAACTTTAATTTTTCAAGTTCTTTTTCACCTACTACAGTTAATATTTATCAGTATGATGATAATCAAAATCCTCAATATTATTTATTAACTAAAAAAGTTAATGTAATTTCAGGAGAAACAGTAACAAAAACATTTAACGTAGGTGGTCCTGAACAATTTTTAACATTAGAATTATTTGATAACGATATAATTTCTATAGAATCTATGACAGATTCTGACGGTAATGAATATCATGAAGTTCCTTATTTGGCACAAGATACAATTTTTGAAGAATTAGAAAACACAGGAGCTAATGATCCCGAATTAATGGGGTTTAATGGTCAAACACCTTATCTTTTAAAAGTAAAAAAAGTACCAAGAAGATTTGTCACAAGATTTAAAACAGACAATACATTAGAATTACAATTTGGAGCAGGTACAAGTGATAAAGCAGATGAAGATATTATTCCTAACCCAGATAATATAGGATTAGGAATTAAGGATGGAAGAAGTAAATTAAATGAAGCATATGATCCATCAAATTTCTTATTTACTAAAGCATATGGTCAAGTTCCTACAAACACAACATTAACTGTAACATATATTAAGGGTGGGGGATTACAAGCTAATGTGCCTTCAAACACTATAACAGAAATAGAAAACATATCAACAATAGCTAATACTGGTTTAAATCAAGGATTACTTGGTTTTGTAAAAAGTTCAATTACCGTAGCTAATCCCGAAGCAGCTGTGGGTGGAGGAGCAGGCGATTCAGTAGAAGAAATTAGAATGAATGCTATGGCTAATTTTTCTACTCAACAAAGAACAGTTACAAAAGAAGATTATTTAATAAGAACTTTATCATTACCTGCTAAATTTGGTAGGATTGCTAAAGCTTACATAACACAAGATGATCAAATATCACCCTTAACAACAGAACCTAATCGTATACCTAACCCTTTAGCTTTAAATTTATACACTTTAGGTTATAATAATAATAAAAACCTAACAACCTTAAATTCAGCTACAAAACAAAATTTGTCTACTTATTTAGAACAATTTAGAATGTTAACAGATGCTATTAATGTTAAGGATGCATTTGTAATTAATTTTGCAGTAGAATTCGAAATAACAGCATTTAAAACATATAATAATCAAGAAGTTATACTTAATTGTATAACAGAATTACAAGATTATTTTAACATAGATAAGTGGCAAGTTAATCAACCTATTATAATATCAGAAATTATGAATTTATTAGGGGGAACATTAGGGGTACAAACGGTAGAAAATGTAGAATTAACTAACAAAAGTGGAGAATCCGCAGGTTATTCACAATATAAGTATGATTTTGAATCAGCTACAAGAAAAGGAGTAATTTATCCTTCGCTAGATCCAAGTATTTTTGAATTAAAGTTTCCTAATGCAGACATTAGGGGACGTGTAACAACATATTAAAATGGCATATTATTTTTTATTTCCCGAAATAGACGCAACAATATACAGTCACCCTGACAGACTTGAAATGAACACAGGACATGATGAAATCCTTGAAATTGTAAAAGAAAGGGGAAGTTCAGATCAAATATATTATCCTTCAAGAATTTTAATTAAATTTAAAAATGAAGAAATTAAAGATACAATTTCAAATATAATAGGATCTACTATATTTAATAGCCCTTTAGAAAGTATTTCAAAAACAACATTACAACTACACACTGAAGAACATAAAAATTTAACAAGTACTTTAAATCTAGAGGCGTTTGCTGTATCACAATCGTGGGATGAGGGAACAGGAAGATTTTCAAATTTACCTACAAGTTCTAATGGTGTAAGTTGGACTTATAGAGACAATGATACAACTAAAACTGAATGGATAACAAGTAGTTTTGGAGATGGTTCTACTGGGTCTATAGTTGCATCCGGAATAACTCAAGGGGGTGGAGTTTGGTATACAGGTAGTGCTTTTCAAGGATCACAACAATTTTTACAGGGGGATAATTTAGACACAGACATAAATGTAACTACAATAGTTCAAAAACATTCAGCAAGTTTATTTGTTAATCAAACTTACCCAACGGGAATTGATAATTTTGGTTTTTTAATAAAACAACCAGATTCTGTTGAAACTAGTACATCTAGTAGTTTTGGCGAAATGAAATATTTTTCCACAGACACACATACAATTTACCCACCAAAATTATGTTTTAAATGGAAGGATCATTTACATAATGAACAATCATCTGCAAAACAAAGTGGAGAATTAAATGTTTCATTATATAGAAACCAAGAAGAATACAATCAAAATTCTGAAGCTATTTTTAGAATAAATGTAAGAGACAAATATCCTATAAGACAATTTGCTTCTTCTTCTAACTTTTTAAATCCAGGATATTTTACAACATCATCTTTTTATAGTGTAAGAGATGCACATACAGAAGAAGAAATCATTCCTTTTGACGACGATTTTACAAAATTAAGTGCAGACAGTGAGGGTATGCATTTTAAATTATATATGAAAGGTTTACAACCCGAAAGATATTATAGAATATTATTTAAACACATTAACAACGAAGGTGTTAGAGTGTATGATAATAATTACCATTTTAAAGTAGTTAGATAATGGCCTACAGAAATTATAGTACAGATAATAATCAAACTCCTCCCACAGAGATAACAAATTTAAATGGAGAAGGAACACAGCAACCTGAGGAAACTTCTGTGCCTAATTCTTTTATTTTAAAAAAGGAAACATATATAGCTAGTTCTTTAAAAAATAATATTAAGACTGGTTTTTCAGAATTTTTAAGACCACCTATAGATGAAGATATTGAACAGTTTTTTCAAATTTATAGAGAAATATTTTATGACATTCCAAGAAGAGGAGACCAATCACACTCTACACTTATAGAAGAATCTAAAAATTATGTAGAAGATTATGTTGATCCTAAAGACACAACAATATTAATTTTAAATAATAAAATAGAATCACTACAAGAACGAATAGAGCAAGAATTTACCACCCAACAACATCCTTTTTATGCTGACGGAAGTCTTCTTGTTATACATGAAACAGGTTATTGGATAATGATGGGTGGTAGAAAAAGAGAAATACCAGATTCTATTTTTCGTAAATGGTATGCGGCAAACCCATATTATAGAAATGGAGATTTACAGGATAACTCTTATTTTTTCGACGAAGCGGACAATTATGCACCTGTAAGTGGTATACCAGACGGCCCTTCTATTAGAAGAATAGAAGATTTTAATGATTATAATTTTCAAGCACCCACAGACATTCTTACTTTTAATAAATTAAGAAATAATTTAGATCAAATAAACGTAGATGAAGCTGAATTAGAAATATTAAGATTAATAATAGACGAAAAACAAGTAGCTGACACTTCAAATTCTGCTCGAGTTGAGTTGGCTCCCGCACGTAACCCCGGGATAGAGACAGGAAATATAAGTAGTACTAGTAATGGTGGATCAACTCCAGCTGGAAGTGGAGGATATTCATAAAATTAAAAAATAGTTAATGGCTAACGAAAATATAGACATATCATCAGAAAAAAGCTTAATACTTAGTGGAGTATCAACTAGAACCTTAAATAAAAGATTTGGTAGGCCAGAAGATTATGTAGAATTACATGTATATAATAATTCAGGAGAAATATTATTTTCAGATGAAGATTTTACTGACTATACTTTTCCCGAAAAAAATAATATATCCAATACAAACACACCTACACCGGAAGTAACAGACGTAGATAAGTTAGGAATAGTTGACGTTGGTTATGGGGGAGATGGAACACTTCTTACTTCTGAATTAAATATGGATCCCGTAAAAATTCTTCAAGACAATGGGTTTACATCAGGACAATATAGATTATCATTTAACATTTTAAAGAAAAAAATAGTAAATTCTTTTTTAAAATTATTTGTTTTAAAAGAAATATCCCCCTCTCGAACAGAATTAAGAGCTGTAACTCCAACTATTTCAAATAGAAACCTAGAAGACAATTTAAAAAATGTTTTAGTTGAATTAGCTACTAACCCTTTCTTTAAGGATTTAGTTCTTAATTTTGGAGATGATCAATTAGCTACTTGTGTTAATGTAAGTTTAAATAAAAGAACTAAAAAATATGAGGCTCTTTTTAAATTATATGATCCATTACCTTCTTCCATCAGTACTACAGATTCATTTAGTGTAGCTGAAAACATAGTTGATAAAATAAATGTAAATGTAGATTTAGGTTTTGATCCTATTGAAGAAGATACAATAAATTTAAGAGGTCCTAACTTTAAAATAGACACTAGGTTGAATAATAGTGTACCCTCAGCATTTAAAAATTATAATAATATATTAGAATATAATTCTACTTCTTCCTATGAACAACTTTTAAATCAACTTGAAACTAAAGAAGTACCCGAAATAGATTACACATACATAAAATCAATTTCAAGTTCATTAGAGGATGATAATCCATCTTACCATTTTGAAAATTTTATTCATTTTAGTAGCGCCACAGAACGTTTAAAAAACTTTGAATATAAATTAAAATTAATAGAATTATATGATAATCAGGTAAGTGAAATAAATACTATTACGGGTCCTACTTCGGGTTCTACTGTTGTTTTAACAGATAAAAATAACATATATAAGAAAAAAGAAAGTTTAATTAAGGGATTTGATGGGTATGAAAGATTTTTATATAATACATCGGGCAGTGTTTATACATGGCCTAAACAAAATTCCATTTATCCTCACACTTTATATTCAGTAACCTCTTCTAATGCATTAACTTGGTTGGGGGAAGAAAGATCCCAATATCCTAATTATGGTGGACAGTTATTATCTGCTTCATTATATGATAGAGATAATGTTCATAAAATAAGCAATTTATTACCTACTCACATAAAAGAAAATTCAGACAATAATAATTTTTCCTTATTTACTGATATGATAGGTCAACAATTTGACCATGTGTGGACTCACATAAAACATATAACAGAAATAAATGATACACACCATACAAGAGGTATTTCAAAAGATTTAGTTTATCATCAATTAAAAAGCTTGGGAATAGAAGCTTTCGATCAATTTGAAAACAGTGACTTAACAGAATATATTTTAGGAAAAAGTAAATCTAATAACACAGTAGGGGGATTACAAGTAGGAACATTTTCTATAGGAGGAAATGACCAAAACTTTTACGACACTGTATTTAATGAAACATTAGTTACTTCCTCAAATGCTGGTTCAGTTCCTAAAGGAGAAATTACTAAAAACATTTGGAAACGTTTATACCACAATGCACCTTATCTTTTAAAAACTAAAGGAACAGAAAGAGGATTAAGAGCATTAATGAGTTGTTATGGAATTCCTTCTACATTATTAAATGTAAAAGAATATGGAGGATCTACATCTGATAAATCAACATTTAAAACATTTAGCTACGAAAAATCAGGATTAGCTTTAAAGGGCGATTCAGGAACATCTACTGGATTTTTTATTAAAACACCTTGGCACACTGATAACACAAATGCTTTATCATCATCAGCTAAAACAGTTGAATTTAGAATAAAACCACTTAGATCAGAAAACGCTTATCATTTATTTGGCTTATCCGGAAGTAATGCAACTAAAGATCCTCATTTAGTTTTAACCCCACATACAGGAACTGATATATCTTCTTCTGGAGATTCAGGTTCATATGGTAAAATAGATTTATATATTAATAATTCTGTAGTTAAATCAACTGAAAAATTCCCTATTTATAATGGTGATTTTTGGAATATTCATATAGGAACCTCAGGAACCTCAGGAAGTAGTGCTGATATAAAATTTGGTGCTTATCAAGCTAACTTTAATAAAAATATATTTAAATATGTAACTCAAAGCTCCCAAACAGAAGTAGATAGAAGTTTAACTTTTGGAGATCCGTTTATTAGTGGGGGAGCGGATATAGGCGGAGCTGATCATGCTTATTTTGGGGGCGTACCATCTAATGGTAACGCAGCATATAACACAGTAGACACATTAAGATATTCAGGTTCATTTCAAGAAATTAGATATTATTATGGTGAATTATTGTCAGATAGTACTTTTAAAAAACATGCACTTGAACCCTTTATGTATGCCGGTAATTCAATTTCTTCATCTTTTAATCATGTAGTTTTAAGATTACCTTTAGGAAGTAATGACCAACAAGACAGCTCAAGTTTCCACCCTAATATAGATGTAAATTATCTAGAATCATTAGGTGGAGTAGGTTCTTCTGCAATTGGAAGTGGATTTGTAGTTGGAAGTTATAGCACAACTTCACCACCTATATTAAGTAATTTAACTAATCAAACCTTTGAAGAAGTAGTAGAAACACACCATTTACCTACTCCTGACACAGTAGGTGCTTCTATGACTAGTGAAAAAGTAAGATTAGACACAGGTGTTATAGATGATAATATATTGTCAGTTGTAAAAAAATCAGAAACATCAGCACTCGACAGACAACCTCAAGACTTTGAAGATTTAGGAGTATTTTTCTCTCCTACAACTGAAATAAATGAAGATATAGTTTATCAATTGGGAGCTTTTAGATTAGATGATTTTATAGGTTCACCTTTACCTTCAGCCCAATCATCAACAAATTATTCAGATTTAAAAAGTATAAAAGATGAATATTTTAAACGAGTAAAAAATAGATATAACTATTGGGATTATACAAAATTAATTCAATATATAGATCATACATTATTTAAATTAGTAGAACAATTTGTTCCAATGAAAGCTAATTTAAAAACAGGTTTATTAATTGAACCACATTATTTAGAAAGAAATAAATTTGCAAGAGAAATACCAGTAGTAGATTATGGTACTACAATGACTCAAGGATCATATCAAACTTTTGATTTTCAAATTGATCCTGAACGGCAATTTAGCTTGGATGGTTCAAGTGTTATAACTACAAACATCCTATCATCAGTAACAGGTAGTACAACTGGTAAAAGACAAGAAAAAGGAACTAATATTACTATAGACATGGACACTTATTTGCCACGTTTAGTACAAAATATTTCACAAGCACCTATTAGACCTTTTACAACAACTCAACCTGCGGGATATGTAGAAAAAAGTTCAAATGTATTATTAGGAAATGCTGTGAACGGTAAAAAATCTCGTATATATTATCGTAGTTTAGATAGAAATGGTAAAGAAACAGATTATTAAGATATGGCGGTTACACGAAGTTTTGACGTAGAATTTGATGATGCACTTTTAGATTTAGAAGGATGGAAAAATCCTCGCTATGATGGATCTAAACTAACAGGAGCAAAAATAAATAAATTTACAGCCGGAGATATAACTTTTGGATCAAATCCTGTTATAGAAAATAAAATATTAGCCCTATATGTGGGAAATACTTTAATTGGAGGTGATGGGGAAGAAAATGCATACACAGAAATAACAGATCACAGTTATGCTACTATTGATAAAATATTATTAATAAATTTAGGTGATGATAGTGTTCAAATAATAGACAGACAAAATACAGATCCAATAGCTTTTAAACGTTTTATAGACAGAGATTTACCTGAGGGATCAGGTATTAATTTTAAATTATTAGACTTTTCAACAGAAAATGCATTAAAACCAGTACACGCTGTTAAATTTAATAGAGGATCTTTGCAAAAAATATATGCTTACACAGCAAATACTGGTGGTTTTGAAGATGGGGTATTTGGTGGAGTTGGAGCAAGAACACAATCAGGTCAGTTTTTAGACAATTTGTCCGGATCAGATGAAACACCCTATAAAGGGATGTTTGGATATGGAAGTATATTTATTGATGGAACACAGGGACCAATAAGTGCTTCTTTATTTAATACTAATTCTATAGATTTTGTAGCTAATTTACCGTCAGAATTATCTAGATATTCAGGTGATGTAATGCTGTCCAAAAACCCACCAGTAAATGCACTTAGATTAGGATCAGAATTAAATTTAATAACACAGTCATTTGATGCTAGTGCACCAACACTCCCAACATTCCCAGCAACTGTAGGCGATTTTGATGATGGTACAACAGGTGGAACAGGAGCAGGAGGAAGTTCAGGTAATGCTCCATCTAATAAAAATTAAGATAAATAAAATAACATGGCAAATCAAAATGTATCTAGTTTTTTCGTATTACAACAAAGTAGTAGTTTAAAGGCGTTTTATGATGACATTGTATATTATGAAATAGCTGCTGACAGAAATAAATTTTTTGTAACTTTTATGAAGGGATTATATTCTCTTCCTAACAATAAAATGGAATCTATAGCCACATCAGAAATAAATTACCCTAAAGTAAGTAGAAGTTTAGCCACTGCTAATGATTATACGACTAATAGAGCGGGTGCGGGATATGATGCTTTTCTCCAAAATGATGAAATAACAGACACAGTAACCTCAGAACCAAATAATGGTTTTATTACAGCAACACAACTTAGGGGAACAAGAGGTTTCCAATCAACCATAACTAGTTCTCTTTCTACTACAAGATCATTTCATTACGAATTGCACGATGGAATACATGCAGACGGTCATGGTTTATCTTTTTCTGCTTCAAGAACTTATGATTGTGCTTATTTTTATCCTTTCTCAAGTCACCAACTGTCAGTTTTAAGAGATGAACCTACAGTAATTATTAATTTAGCTAAAGAGTCAGAATGTTTTAATGGAATTGGAGAAAAGGGATTTGTAATAATTCCAGAACAAACACATAAAAAAGTTAGACTTAATTTAGAATACTATTTAGAAAAAGCAGGTTTAATAGATAAAACAACAAAAACTAAAGCACCACCTAAAGGAAAATAATATTTCTAAAAAACATATATATTTATAACAAAACATAACAATAATGGGATACTTAGACAATAGCAGCATTACAGTAGATGCAATTTTAACAAAAAGAGGACGCGAACTTCTTTCCAGAAATGATGGTTCTTTTAGAATTACACAATTTGCCTTAGGGGATGATGAAGTAGATTATACTTTATTCAATGAAAGTCATCCAAACGGATCACAATTCGCAGGAGAAGCAATTGAAAATATGCCTCTTATTGAAGCAGTTCCCGATGAAAATAATATAATGATCCATAAGTTAATAACTTTACCAAGAGGTACGTCTAAATTACCAATAGTAACGGCCAACGTATCTAAAATCACATTAACTATTGGTTCATCATTTGTAATCAATCCAACTACTAACAATTATAACGGATCAGCTAATTTAACAGAAAGAGGTGGATATATGGCTACCATTGCTGATAGAAGATTACTAATTAATTTTGTAGGTGCAGGAATAGGACAACAAAGTACATCAACTTCTAGACCCTACACTTCAACCGCAGTAAGTGAAACTGTAATAGGTACTAGCATTCAATTGTCTGCTATTAACAGCACTTCATTATTTGGAACTAATAATAAATTATTAACAACTATAACAATTGAGGGAGTAGATTCAGGTGCTAGAACTACAATTCCAGTTGAAATCTCTAAAGAAGTAATTGCAACCTCAGCTACTCAAGGAGTAACAGGAATAACATTAAAATAAAATAAAAAATGGCAAATTTAATAAGATATAATGACACTGATGTAGTAAATGACACAAGTAAGACAACAACATCTACATGGTCAGATAATACTAACAACTTACAAGTAGCTTTTACTTCTTCCACACAAGCAGTATACACTACAGCTACAAGTTCAGGAGCACATTTTATAGAAGTATTTAATAAAGCTACATCAGACACAACAGCAGTATCACAATATGCTATTGCTTACGGAAACAAAAAAGGATCAGGTTCTTTAGATTTTACAAATGACACTGGAGCTCTTGGAAAAAGTCCATCATCTAACATCTACAGTCAATATCGTCAATTAGTATTTGGGGATGAAACTTCAAACTTTAGTTTTGATGGCTTTACTCCTGATGACATTTATGTTATTAATATCAACAGATCAAGATATAAACATAATTTAAAACCTGGATCTTTAGATTTAAGATTATCTGGTTCAGCGGGGGATGCAAGAACAATCCATTTAACAGATGATAGTGTAACAACAACAGGATCTTCAACTATCACAAATGCAGGTAGGCAATTTAATATAGTGTCAGGTTCATTAGGAACTATGTCAGGAAGTCTTTTAACCCAAGTTACTAACACAGGTTCATATGGTCTTTTTTATCCAGACAGTGGATTTATAATCTTAAACCCACAAGCTTTAACAGATACTTCTGCTATTGGGATAACATCATCAGTAGCATCACATACTAATGGTAAAAATCACGAAACTTTAAAGGACCATATATCACGTTCAGGACATTTTATAGTAGATAGTGAAGAAAAAGTAAGCTCACAATTTTATTTTACTAGAGCTACAAATACAGAATTTAATTATACAACAAATCCATCATTTATAGACAATGTAGGAAATTTAAATTTTACATCAATGATAGATAATCCTACAACATTTATTACAACAGTAGGATTGTATAATGACAGTGGTGATTTAGTTGCTGTTGCAAAGTTAAGTCAACCCGTAACTAAAGATTTTACAAAAGAAGCACTTATTAGAGTAAAACTAGATTATTAAAATATATCATGAATGTCAACAGTTTATAAAAAACTTACAACCCAAGATATAGCAGTAGTACCATTTAATGCCCATAAACAATATAACTTTGATTCAGGTTCAGCTTCCTCAAACAGTGTAAATGTTTTTCGTTCAAGATGGACTTCTGAATCTATAGATCTTTATAGTTCTGCTAGTACCTCTTATGGTTTACCAGCTGACAGTATTAATGCGGTAAAATATAGACAATTAGATCATCTTTTTTATAAAGATTTTAAAAGAGATATATCTAATAGATTTGGTAACAATCATTATTTAAACCAAAAAAGAGAGTTATACGAAAATGTTAATATACTTTCAATCCCCGCGGGATTATATGGTTTTGAAGTAAAACCAAGTACATTGTTTCTTTCTTCTAGTATATATAAAGTAGTAGATGATAGTGATGGAAATTTAATAATCAGTGGAACTAATTTAGATAATTTTGAAACAGACATTCGTTCAAATCTTTTAAACATTGGACCTGTTAAAGGATTTAAAAAATATGACTTAAACACATACGAGGGTTTTTTATCGTATAATGATTATTCACCAAGTACTGTTTATAGAAATGGTTCACTTAGAGTAAATAGATTATCTTCTTATAATACACCTCATTTTGGAGATGAATTTGACGATAGTTATTATTTTAATTTACTTAAATATAGTAATGTTAATTTTTCTAAAAAGACATTATTTGACAGCAGTAGTTTTTCGGGAATTGATTTTGATGGTTTTCAATCTGAATTAATGTTGGGTCATGATGAAAAATTTAACTTTAACAAAGGAGATGATTTCACCATTAATTTCTGGGCTAATGCAGATTGGTTTGGGGAAGAAGGTATAGGAGAAATGAAAGTGGGTGAAGAAGATCCCATTTTTAGAGTGGGGGAAGGATATGAATCTTGTTATCTTATTTCAAAATCAACTACTCGAACTGTAGTCCCTTCTGAAACTACATCTATAGGAACCTCCGTAAATTTACAAAAAACAGGATCACTACAGTCAAAAGATATTCCCTCTAAACCACAATTCCCATTTGAAGTATTTATTAAAAATAACACAGCAAACACACCCCAACTATTTTTTAGAAGATCAGATGGAGACATTACAACTACAGTAAGTTCCTCCTTTACCACAAGCTCTATGCAACAAGTTTCTTGTAGAGTTTCATCATCAGAAATGAAAATATATATAAATGGGGTGGCAAGTGGAACAACAGCTATAGATCAATCTATTAACCAAACACAAAACCAAGCTAATGTTTACATTGGTAATAAAGGAGGAAATACAAGTTTTTTAACGGGATCCTTAAGCCAAATAAACATATTTGATAAAGCATTGTCTGATACTCAAGTTTTAAACCATTATAGTAGTAGTAATGGGTCTCCATATGTTGGAAATATTTTTTATCAAAATGGATTAGCTACTATTACTCATCCTCAATATCAAGTAGTTTTGGGGGGAATAGGAGATTTTGTAGTAGGTGAAAGTTTTGCAGTGGGTGAAAATCACATTACCCAATTAAAATTTCAAGGATCACATTTAATTTATGAAAATGAATATCAATGTACAGTTGATGAGTATGAGTTTAATGACACTACAAACATATCAGCCAGAAAAATAAAATCAAGAGACTCAGGAGACATAGCAAATTTTGCAACAAGCTCACTTTTTAAACCATATGTAACTACAGTAGGTTTATACAATGAAAACAATGAATTACTTGTTGTAGGAAAGTTAGGACAACCTGTAAGAACGTCAGATGAAACAGATACCACTTTCGTACTGAGGTGGGACACTTAATATATGTATAATAAAATAAAATAAAATTATGTCAGCAGAATCAAGATCAACCCTAAAAGGGCATTTTAATACGGGTGATAAACCTACAGAAGCTCAATTTGCAAATTTAATTGACAGTGGATTAAACCTAACAGACGGTGGAACAGTAGCAGGAATTGCTATTTTTAGTAGTCACATAACAGCAAGTGGAAACATTAGTGCTTCAGGAACTATTATTGCAAATAGCTTCCAATCAACAACCGGTGAAGAATTAGATTTAACTTCTGACGCTAATATTGATATCAATGCAGTAACAGTAGACATAGATGCTTCAGATAATATTACATTAGATGCAGCAGATGACATTGCATTAACAACTTCTACAGCAGATGGTCTTATAACACTACATTCAGCACACACAGCAGGTCAATCAATTTTAATTGACGCTAATGCAGCTGCAGGCTCAATATTAGACATTGACGCAGGTATTATAGATATAGATATTCAAGGGGCAGCTACTTTAGATGCTGTAGGAGTTGCAATTGGAGCTGGATCAGGCGAATTAGATTTAACTACCACAGGCACAATGGATATAAATTCAGCCGCCTTAGATATAGATACTTCAGGTGCCGTTACTATTGATGCCGCAGGAGCAGCTAGTAATATATCTATAGTTACTGCTCACACAGCAGGAGTTGCTTTTCATCTTGATGCAGATGCAAACGCAGGTTCAATTGTAGACATTGATGCGGGTATTTTAGATATAGACGTAACAGCAGGAACCACTTTAAATACAACATCTTTAACTGTAACATCAGCCACTGGTACAGCAGCTGGTACAGGAATAGATGCCGTATCACCTGAAATAAATGTTTCTAGAATTGGTAGAGATATTGTAACTGAAGTCTTTATAGACATAGGTGCAGGTTTAATTTTATCAAGTGGTGGAGAAGGAGATGTAATTGGAGAAGATGGAGTTGCAAATGCTTTTGTTACAAAAATGACAACAGCAATTAATGGTATGATATATGCAGGTGAAATAGTTTGTTTAGAAGTACCAACAACAGGAGATCCAGATGTTAATGTAGTTGCACATGCAACTGGTACACTCGCAGAAGATGCTGATGGGGAAACTGGTGCTCATCATGTATTAGCTAATAGTGGTGTTCATACATTAGCTTTAAAAACTGCATTTACAATACCTTCAGGAGGTATCCAAGATGATTTTATTTACTTAACTCATGGAGGAACCACAGCAGGTACTTACGATGCAGGTAAATTTCTTCTTAGATTTTTTGGAACACCAACATCATAATAACAATAATTAATTTCTAAAATATTAAAAGGCCTTGGTTTTCCAGGGCCTTTTTTGTATATTAGTACTATGCAATGGTACTATCAAAACGAACTTATACAAGAAATCAATGACCTCCCAGAAGGTGCATTTGGTTTTATTTATCAAACAACTCACACCCCAACGGGTAAACGATACATTGGTAAAAAATCTTTAATTTACAATTTAAAGAAAAAATTAGGTAAAAAAGAAAAAGCCCTATATGAAGGCAAAGGTCGCCCACCAACATTTAAAAGAGTGTTAAAAGAAAGCGATTGGAAAACCTACTATGGTTCTCATGCATTTATTAAAGATGCTAATGATGACGATTTAGAAAGAAAAATCCTACAAATAGCTTACAATAAAAAAGAACTTACATATTTAGAATGTAAATATCAATTTATATTAGAGGTATTAGAAGACAAATTATATCTTAACGATAACATATTAGGTAAATTTTTCGACAAAGATTTTAGATGAAAGAAGATTTATTAAAAAGACTATTAGAATCTATTTTAGGCGGAAGTAAGTCAGCTCGTGGAGGTGAGGAAGCTGTATTTAATTGTCCGTCTTGCAACCATCGTAAAAAGAAACTAACAGTTAACTTATCAACACAAAAATTTCAATGTTGGGTTTGTGGTTATAAAGGCCACCGTGCTTTTAAATTATTAAAACAGGTAAGTGCTTCTTTAAAAGCGTATGATATATTAAAAGATATAGATGTTCAATATAGTTTTAAAAAATCAACCATCGCTAAAGCACCGTCGGGTTCTTTGCATTTACCTCAGGGTGTAACGCCGATAATGTCTTCTTCAGCGATCTTGTCAAAACACGCTTTACATTATTTAGATCAAAGAGGAATCACCCAACAAGACGTAGTAAAATATGACTTACACTACTGTGAACAGGGAGAACTTAAAAATATGGTTATTATTCCTTCATACGATAAAGATGGTTTTTTAAATTATTATGTAGGTCGTTCGTTTGACAAAAATGCATACATTAAACATAAATTAGCTTCCAGTACTAAGGACATAATTGGTTTTGAAATGTATATAAATTGGGACTTGCCCATTGTTTTATGTGAAGGTGCATTCGATGCCATGGCTATAAAACGTAATGCAATTCCTTTATTTGGAAAACGTATTTCTGATTCTTTAATGACAAAAATTATTAAATCTAATGTAAAAAAGATATATCTTGCTTTAGATGAAGATGCTTTAAAGGATGCCTTTAATCATGCAAAAACATTTATGTCTTATGGAAAACAAGTTTATCTTATAGAAATGGGAGATAAGGACCCATCTGAACTTGGTTTTGAAACATTTACAAAACTTCTCCACAACGCAACAGAACTTACGACTTCTATTCTAATGAAAAAAAGGCTAGCCTTGTCGTAGAGGTTTATATTTATAATAAACTATAGTAATTAATGGCAAACATCGCACTTTTACCTGGTGGATTTAAACCACCCCATGCTGGGCACTATGCTGTGGCTAAATATCTTTCTCAAAAATCGAAAGCAGAAGTTTTAGTTAGAGTAGGATCAAAAGAAAGAGGTAGTATAACACAAGCTATGTCCATTAAAATATGGGATATATATGGTATTGAAGCTGAACCAGCTGCTTCAGATTCTCCCATAGCAGATGTTTTTAAATATGTAGAAGAAAAAGCTACAGAAGAAGATACAATTTATGTAGGCACGGGGGAAAAAGATTACCCACGTTTTAAAGTACTAACAGACCCCTCATTCAAACCAGACAATTATAAAAAATACAACCCAAAAGATGTAAAAGTAATTGAAATACCAATTCCACCACAGGCAGGGGGTGTGTCCGGTACTAAAATGAGAGAGTTCATTATGAATGATCAAAAAGATCTTTTTCAAAAATATTTACCCGACCATATAGATAAAGATAAAATTTGGAATATAGTATTAGATAATATTCAAGAAGATTTATATAACCCAAACGACCATGTTTTAGATTACATGAAAAGTAGTGAATTTAAAGCTGGTTATTCAAAAGAAGACGACATTCCCCCCGGATATAAATATAGAAGAGGAGGAATGTATTCTGGTGGAGGAATGGGTTATGGAGGAATGTATGAAGCAGATGAAAAAGATGTAGAAGTACATTCATATTCTAGTACATTTGCACCTCAAATTAACATTACAGTAGTTTTTAAGGAATATGAAAAATATGATGAGTTAAAGTCTTTATTTAAAGGATATGGATATGGTTTTTATGCTCCCGAAAGTAAAACAATAATAATTAATGGAGAAGAATTTATAAATTCTGATTTAACACTTAGTGATTTAAAGTTTGTTGAGGCACACGAAATTTCCCATTTAATATTAAACCATTCGGGTCCACGTTCAGACAAAGATGAATTAGAAGCAGATTTAGGAGCATATCTTTTATTAAAAAGTAAAGATCTTTCAGTTGATAGGTTAATTAAGCAGTTTAAATTTAGACATGGTATAGAATTTAATGAAAACTTACTTGATGATGTTAAAGCTAAATTTTCATCACTTATGGAGGGAGACACCTATGAAAAAATGGCGGCTAAAGGTAAAAAAGCAGGCAATTTAAAACAAGGTACAGTTAGAAAAAGACTTAAAATTAAAGATGGAGAAAAAATACCTTTATCAAGAATAAATAAAGCAATATCACGTCTGAAAAAAATGAAAAACAGAAGTGAAAAAAATCAAAAATATTATAAAGCACTAACGCTAGCTAAAACATTAAAAACTACAACTAATGTTAAAGAAGCAGTAGTAGGTGATAGTATAGTTTGCGATAATTGTGGTTGGACTTGGAAAATAGTAGATGGTGGTCATGATTTATACATTTGCCATAAATGTAATCATGATAACACACCTATAAATGAAAATTTTCCACCTTACAAAGCAAACCAAGTACAACAAACAAGATATAAAGCAAGTGATGTATTTACTAGAGATGTTCAAAAATCTAAAAAATTAGGTTATTTAGAAAAAAAAGACCCTAAAAAAGGAACAGGCAAGAAACCAAAGGGATCAGGCAGAAGATTATATACAGACGAAAATCCGTCAGACACAGTAAGTATTAAATTTTCTACAAGACAAGACATAGTAGACACTTTAAACAAATCATCTTTTAAAAGTAAACCACACAAACGTCAGTCTCAAATTATAAATTTAATCCACCAGAGAGTTAGGGCGGCTTTAAATAGAGCAAAAGATCCAGAAGTAAAAAAACGTTTAAGGTCAGCTTTTGAATACATTAAAAAACGTAAGGAAGCATCTAAGAATAAAACTCAACGATTGAAAAAAGAAAATGTAGCTCCTAACCATGATGGTAAATCATCTCCTTTTGGTTCTGGATATAAACCAGTAAATGAAAAAATAAATACGACACATGAAGTAATAGCTAAAGGTCTAGAGTTTATACCTAAAAGTATTACAATAAATAAAGGAGATACTATAAAATTTATTAATAAAGAGGGAATTCATAATGTGAATGGAGATAAATCTCATCCCCGAAATAAAAATAATCCTGGAAGCTTTAAAAACCAAGTAGGTAAAGGGTGGACTTTTACTGTTAAATTTAGTAAATCTGGAATTTATAATTATCATTGTGATCCTCATTTAGGAAGTGATATGGTTGGAACTATAAAAGTTAAAGAAGCTTCTAAGGAAAAAACACAACGAATGAAAAACGAAAATGCTTTCACTAAAAATTGGTGGAAAGAACAACTAACAGAAGTTTTAACAGAAACTAAAGCCAACACACATTTAACACACCTTGAAGAATTAGTATTAACTCAAGGACAAGATGGTTTTAATCAAGCTAAAAATTTCTTATATGAATTAATTAAAAATTTAAAGGGACAAGACAATACAATTAAAAATGTTTCTGTAAAATGGGATGGTGCGCCAGCTATTTTTACAGGTATTAACCCTGACAATGGGCAATTTTTTGTAGGTACTAAATCAGTATTTAATAAAGAACCAAAAATCAATTACACTTCTCAAGACATAGATAAAAATCATGGACATGCAGCGGGTTTAGCTAAAAAATTAAAATTAGCATTAGAATATTTACCATCTGTAGGAATAAAAGGAATCTTACAAGGCGACTTTATGTTTGACAGCGATGATGTTAAAACAGATGATATAGATGGAGCTACACATTACACTTTTAAACCAAATACAATTAGATATGCTGTTGAAGCAAATTCTAAAATAGGTAAAAGAATATTAAATGCTAAAATAGGAATTATATTCCACACAACTTACAGTGATTTAAGTGGTGGTGGGGCTTCATTTGGGGCGGATACAAGTGGTTTAAATGAATCAAGTAATGTTTGGTTTGACAATGCTTATTTTAAAGATGACACAGGTATTTTATTAAATGATAAAGAAGAAGCTTTTGTATTAGAAAAAATTAAAGAGGCAGATTCATTAAATGTAAATTATGGTGATTTACCAGACGAAATTTCTTCAAGAGCAAAAATAAATTTATTAAACACTTATTTAAATCAAGAAATAAGAAAAGGAGAATTTATTACTGACCCTAATAAATCATTTGAAACTTTTGTAAATTGGTATAAAGAAAAAATAGAAAAAGTAGTATCTAAAATTTCACCTAAAAACCAAGATCAAAAAAGAAAACAACTAACCGACAAATTAAAAACTTTTATAGGAGCTAAAGACACTGTAATTAATTTATTTAAAGTAAGTAAGTTGCTTTCTGAAGCAAAGAATATATTTATTGCCAAGTACGATAAGGCAGTAGCAACAAAACACTTTATCGACAATGAAGATGGTACTTTAAGTGTAACTAAAGCAGAAGGATTTGTAGCAGTTGACCACACAGAAAGTGGCATTAAATTGGTTGACAGATTAGAATTTAGTAAAAATAATTTCAATGCCGGGAAACCTGGTGCAAAAAAATAAAAAAATGGATAGAATAAAAAACTTATCATTAGATCAAAAAGCTAAACTATATTTTATGGGTATGGTAAAAGCAGGATTAATAGACACATTACCTGAAAACCCTAAAGCAGCTTTTGTACAACAAATGATGGATGGCGAATTAGAAAAACTTTTAGGTAAAGAAGAAGATCCAAGAAAATTGGGCGAAATGAAAGTTACAGACAAAGATGGTAATGATGTAACTAGAGATGTAATTGCAATGTTAAAAAAAGATTTAGAAAAATCAGGATACACCTTCATAACCAAACCAAAAAAAGAAAAAGATGTAAAAGAAGCTATAAACTCTATGGGATATGAACCTTTAGGATACTACACAGACCAAGGCGAAAAAACAAAGGAAAATCCCGAAGACATAGAATATTACTTAAAACAAATTGAAGGAATGTCTTTAGATGATGCTACTAGATTTTTAGGACTTGAAGGATTATCTAGTTCTATGACTTATAAAATTTTAAAACGCCACAATACTGATGTTATAGATACATTTGACGATTTTTCGGACACAGAAAATCCTTTTCAAAGTAGTAGAAAAAACGTAGGTCAGTTAAATCCAGATGATCTATATGAAGATAAAATAAAAGACTTATCATTAGAAGAAATAGCTACTGAGTTAGGATATTTAAATGAATCAATTGGGGTTAACTTAAAAGATTTAACTTTCGATATGGTAACTAAAGTTTTTAAAGATGAATATGAAAATAAAAATCCTATAGCTTTTCCTAATGCCGATGACTCTTTATTAAGAGTAAGAAACGAAAGCGACTTTAATAATTGGAAAGCTAATACAATGGAAAAATTTGGAAATGTCCAAGTTCAATTAAAACCAGAAGCTGACGTTTGGTTTGATAAAGTAAAAATAATGGGTGATGAATTTAAAGCAGCACAAGATAAATCAGATACAGCAAAAAAATCATTCATAGATTCAGAAAGAGAAGCAGGAAGATCAATAGATTAAAATAAGTTATGTTAAAAAAAGAATTTAAAAGAAAGGATGTAAACAGAGCTCGTAATTTACTTACGGGAAAAACTAATGCGTCAACAGGTGTACAAATAGGCTACAGTACAAAACAAGAAGATCATAAAGAAGGTGATGTTTGGACAGAGGGAAGAAAAACCTGGACCATTAAAAATGGTATAAAACAGACAGTGTCTAAATTAGATGCAATTAAAAAGGAGGTGTTTATGCCTTTAAGTTGTCCTAATTGTAATAAAATAATGAAAAAACGATTAGATAAGCCTAATTATAAAATTCATAAAAAATGCCATGACTGCGTTATAGAATTTGAACATAAATTAAAAATTAGGGGTGAATACGATAATTATATTAAAAAACTTAAAACTAAAAATTCTCTTGATATAGTAAATGAAATGGAGTCATATTTATTAGATGCAATAAACACATCAAATTCTGGATTTGTGTCAGAAGATGGTGTTGTTGAAAGATGGGTTGGTGGTATTGATAAAATAGAACTTACTAAACAGGTAAAAGAAGCTTCTAAAACACGTCGTAAACATATAGAAAAAAATAAATGACTAAAAGAGAATTAAAAGAATTAATTAGATCAGTAATAAAAGAATATACTGGTACCGGAAGTAGCGGAGGAAATGCTACTGATGGTAATGATATTACTTCTCCTAGGCCCTTTCATAATAGTGAAGACGAAATAGAAAATTACACAGATAAAAATGTATATGGTGGGCAAGGTCACCAAACAAAAGGAATGGAAAAAACCCAACGAGTAGGTAACCCAAATAGAACACGATTTACAAGAATGTAATATGAAAAAGAAAGACATTATACAATTAGTTAAAGAATCAATTAAAGAAAATAACTCACACACAACCTTTTATGGTAACCGTGAACAACCAAGCACTTTAGGCTCTACAACTGCTGTTGCACCTACAGACGAATATCCATTTTCTAAAAGACCTAAAAGAACAGCAACCGGTATGATGGAATCTAGAATTGATCAGTCAAAAGTATTTGATCAAAGTGAAGTAGATAGGATTATAGGAGAGGTTAGAGAAATTACAGGTATATTAGAAGACACATATAATAAGGATGTAGAATATAAGGAATTTAGATTTGATGATGGTACAGGTGGATTTCAATTTCAATGGGACCATGGTGGTGCAAAATGGGGTGGTAGATTTGGTTTAAGTTTAAATGAGGATGGTGCTCATAAATTATCAGCTTTAAGCTATTATGATAACTCATCATTCGGTAGTGAAGATATAAAACCAAATAATCCTATCATTTTAGACGTAGAAACTTGGAAAGATTTAGACACTTCAATGTTAGCTGAAATCTGGTCACAGTTAAAACCAATGGTAATAAAAAATGAAGCTGCAGCAAGAAAAGCATTAAGTAGAGAAGCAAAAGCACAAGCAGATTACTACAGAGGTAAAGCAGATACTGGTAGAATAGGATATGGATTATCATCCCAACCAAGAATGAGAAACGAATCAGTTAATGAAGTACGTACAAGTACAATTAGTAAAAAAAGAGCTGGAGCTGAATTAAAACAAAAATTAAAAGGTAAACGTTCTGATGGAATGGGTAAGTATGATGGTAAAATTTACGGGTTAGATAGTGATGGTAAAAGAGTTGAATTAAAAAGTTTAAACGATTTAAATAAATTTAAGGAATTTGAATTAGGAGACTCAGTTAATGAAATGCTTGATTTTGAGAAAAAACCTGGTGATAAAATAAAACCAGATAATTTTAAAAATAATCCTAAATTACAACCTGGTAAAACAGTAACATATTTAGGTACATCTCGTAAAATAGAAAAAAATGATGGCTTTATTTTAACATTAGACAATGATGAAACAGTAAATTTAAGTCAATTTAATAAACGAGGTGCTGTAAAAGAAGCACCAGTTACTGCCAAAACACCTAATCCAAATTATCGTAGCTTTGGATTATATAATGTTATTGACACAAATAATAATGGTGAAATAATTTCTCAAGATTTATCTCTTCCTAAAGCTCAAGAATTAGCAAACACTAAAGATGAATATACAATTGCCGCTACTAATAAATTAGCAGAAGCATCAAACAACCCATACTATAATGCTATAGAAGCAAAAGCAAAAGAAAAGGGAATGACTGCAAATGATTTTATAAAAGATCTTTTAAAGGATTTTGAGGCTAGCGAAACAGATCAAATGGGATATCAAGATATAGCTAAATTAGCAGGTATAACAGATGCAGATTTAGAAGAAGCAAAATATGCTGGTAAAAAAGCAATACCTGATATGATGAAGGACACAGATTTTCAAACTTTACAGGGTCCTGAAAAAGAAGATGCAAAAAAAGATTTAGCAATGGGTAAATCAGTAACTTTAGAAATAGAAAAAGAAGATATGAAAGATATGACAAAATTAAAAAATCCTAAAAAAGCTGATCTAAATAAAGATGGTAAACTATCTAGTTATGAAAAAACTAGAGGATCTGCTATAGAAAAAGCAATGGATGATCAAGGAAAAAACGAAATGCATATAAACTCTCCAGATAACATGGGTGGAGATAATTTTGATGATCATGAAGGTCGTCATGCTAAAATGCAACTTAAAAAAGCAGCTGAATATTCAATTAAATTAGCTCGAATGATGGATAATATGACTCAATTACCTTCTTGGGTTCAATCTAAAATTACAAAAGCTTCTGATTATATATCTGGTGTTTTTCATTATTTAGACTATGAAATGACAAACAGTCAAGATGATTTAATGGAAAATGTAAATAAACATAAAAAAAGAGATATATTAATGGAAGGTGCCATGAAAAAATTCTTTGAAATGTTTGATATGGGTAAGACAGACGAAGAAATTGTTCAAGAATATGCTCAAAAAGGAACAACAGTTCCTGAAGCGTTTATTTCTAAAACTAGAAAAACGTATGAGGGAATGAAAAAAATGAAACTTGAATTAGAAATGGGTGAAAAAGAATATAGAAATTCAACATCTAAAATGGTTAACAATACCGAAGAAGGAATGGAACCCTCAACGGAAGAAAAACAATTAGCATCAGGGTTAAAATAAAAATAAAAATAAATAAATAATTATGTTAGGAAGATATATTACAAGAGAAGTAAAACCAGAAGTTAGTCCTGCTATAGGCTTTCTGCAGGCTTTTACAGCAAATGATTTATTATTTGATTGGACTGCTTTTACACTACCTCAAGGAGGAAGTAGATTAGTAGGAATTACAGCAGTAATTAGAGGTAATGATGGTACAGACCAAGTATGTCCTATGGATTTATTCTTTGCAAAATCCGCATTTAATATGGGGGACATAGCAAATGGCACAGCTCCTGTTTCTATGGGAACTCAACACGCTGATCCCACTATTAATCCAGCTAATGCTTATTGGAATCAAATAATTGGACATTCAAAATTAACAGCAGATAATTTTAGTACAGCGGGTGCTAATGAAGGAGGTTTTACTGTAGGTACAACAGGATACCATGCTAGTACAGGAGCAACAGCGGGATTAACGGGCCAATCACCATTAATATTTGAGAATTATGGTTTAACTCCTGATAATGGTTTACATACTTTTTATGTAGGAGCTACAGCAATAGGCACTCCTAATTTTGACAGTAATTTAGCATTTGCATCGGGAACAGGAAATGATTTAACTTGTGATGGTACAGACGCAAGAAAAATATTAGCTCCTGGTGATAGAATTAAAGCATATGATGCTTCAGAGGATGATGGAACAATAATAGACATAGGTACTGTAGGTACTATACCTGATGCTACTTCAGTTCTTTTAGCAGCTGGAGCTTCTAGTACAGCTACACTTACGGATGGAGATTTAATCTTTAATATTAATCCTATCAAATTAATACTTACATTTGAAAGATAATGAAACAACTTAGAGAACAAATAAAAAAAGAGCTTAAAACCTTAATGGAGAAGGAAATGAAATATTATCCTGCTCCACCTGAAATTACTAATGCTTTGGTAAAAGATCTTAAGTTAAATCCATTAATAAGGTATGTAGCTACTTTAAAAGCAGTAAACACAGTACCACCATCATACAGAGTATTTTTTCACAATAATCAATTTATTGATTTATACATTGAACAAATAGGAATAAGAGCAGTAATTAAAAGTAAATCTTTCTTTATTGATGATGTAAGAGAAGCAAATGCGGCAATTGCATTATTAAATTCAGAAATATTAACGGCTTCTATTCCAGTGTCTAGTGGCGAAGAAGCGTCAACAGATGCGAGTGATGATGCAGTAACAGAACCAGACGAACCAACAGACGAACCAGAAGCATAATGGAACTAAAAGAAGCCTTAAAGGAAATATATAAAAAAGCAAAGGAGCAATTTGACATTCAAAATACTCCTAAACTCCATTTAAAACATGATGAAGAAAATGCTAAAGGCATCTTTGGTAAAACAGCATATTATAGTCCAACAGATATGTCTATTGTATTATATATTACAAAAAGACATAATAAAGACATTTGTAGATCATTTGCACACGAATTAATACATCACCACCAAAATGAAAGAGGTGATTTAGAATTAGGTGATTCATCTAGCCCAACATACGCTCAAGATGACAAACACATGAGAAAAATGGAAATGGAAGCATATTTAAAGGGTAATTTACTTTTTAGAGATTGGGAAGATTGGTATAAAAATTATAAACAAACAAATCAAAAATAAAATAAAATGGCAAAACAACTAATAAAAGAAAGATTTCAAGAACTAGCAGGAATACCCCC